AAGCCTGAGTACGTGCAGGCGCGCATTCGCCTTGCCACGCAGCACATCCGCAAGGCGACTGGCCAGGACCCCGATCCGGCTGACGTCGTCGCCAAGCTCGAGCAGATCGAGCGCCAGGACCTGCTCGAGCGGGTCGGCAAAGAAAAGTTCGACTCCCTCGGCTTCGGCCCTTCCAAGGCCGGCGCCACCCCGAAGCAAAAGACCAAAACCGCCGAGAAGAAAGAGACGGCACCACCCATGAAACCAACACCGAAGTACTCGCCGCCGAACCGTCGACGCAGCGCGGAAGAAATCCTCGCTGAAATGGATGCTCAAGGCTCAGACGCCTAGCAGCGCCCGTCGCGGGTCGATGGCCATGGAGCCGTCATGCCCGGAAATACCTCAACTCTCGCGTACCTGTTTCGCACCGACTACTCCGACGCAGGCGTCATGGACGCCGTCACCCGTGATCGCCCGCTCTCGCGGATGATCGGCAAGAGCAAGGGCAAGCCCGCCGGCTCGAGCTTCATCTACACCATCAAGTACGCCAACGCGGGCTCGGTCGGCGCGACCTTCGCCGCCGTCCAGGCCGCCCCGGCGAACTCCAAGGGCGTCCAGGTCTCGGTCACCCCGCAGACCAAGTACGGCCTCATCCAGATGGATGGCCCGTCCATCCTGCGCGCGACCAGCCGCGGTGCGTTCGTGGACCTGGTCCGCGACCAGACCGACAGCGTGCTCGAGGAGATGGCCGACCACCACTCGTTCGACCTGTTCCGGAACGGCAACGGCATCCGCGGTCGTCGCGCTTCGGCCTCGACGAACATCATCACCCTGGCGACTGCCATCGACGCGCGGAACTTCCGCGTGGGCATGCCCGTTGGCGCCTCGGCCAACGCCGATGGCTCCTCGGCGCGCACCGGAAACACCACCGTTGACTCGGTGGACATCTCCGCCGGCACCATCACGCTGACCTCGGCTGCCGCGATCACCTCGTTCGCCGACAACGACTACATCTTCGTCGTCTCGGAGAACACGGGCGTGAACATGGACGGCCTGGACTCTCTCCTGCCGCTCACCGCGCCGTCTCCGGCGGAGAGCTTCCGTGGCCACGACCGCACCAAGGACGTGCAGCGGCTCGCGGGCGCTCGCCTGTCGAGCACCAGCGCGCCCATCCACGAGAACATCGGCGTTCTCGGCACCTCGATCAGCGGCATCGGCGGCAAGAGCGACATGTGCTTCGTGTCGCCCGAGGCCTTCTACAAGGTCACCCGCCAGCTCTCGGCGAAGGTCGAGTACGACGGCGACGCCAACTCGGTCACCTACGGCTTCTCGTTCGCCAGCGTGGCGAGCCCGGCCGGCATCCTGAAGCTCGTCGCCGATGCCGACTGCAAGCCCGATCGTTTCTGGGTCGGCAAGATGAAGGAGCTCGAGGTTCTCTACCTCGGACCGGAGTGGGTGCACGTCATCCGCGACGGCAACAGCGGCGATCCGGAGCTTCGTCAGTACAACGCCGACGGCCTCGAGGTTCGCGTCCGCAGCGTCGGTCAGACCGCTCTCTACGCTCCGCGCGACTGGGGCGTTGGCGCCATCTAGGTCGTCTGTGACCTGACAACCAACCGATAGACAAGGACACAGACCATGCCTGATGACGTTCGCCCCCTCGGCGTAGTTGGCCGAGGACTTCCCAGTGTCGGCGCAGCCGACCTCTCTTCGCAGCCCATTCGGCTCGGCCGGTACGGCGAGCAGGCGATGCTGCCACTGGCGGCCCATCGCCAGATGCAGGCCGACGAAGGCTCGTACTTCTTCGCGCAGAACGCGACGATTGACGCAGCGACGACCCTTGCGGGTCACGCGGCGCCGGTTCTCGCGGACCTGTACACGAAGGCCTTCATCTTCCTTCGCAACGGCGACTCCGCGACGGGAAACTCTCCGAAGCGCGTCTACCTGGACTTCATCCACATCCAGGTCATCACAGCTGGCGTCAACGGCACCAGCGACAACTGGGCCGCCGAACTCGATACCGGGGCGACCCGGTCGAGCTCTGGCGGTACCGCGCTGACCGTGGTCAACCCGAACATGCAGTCGTCGGCTTCGACGGTCTGCACCGTGCTCGGCGGCGCAGCCGTCCTGTCGGCGGCGACGGCATCGCAGCGAAAGATCGGGCACGGCGTCTTCCGCCCGTCGATCGCGATCACTGGCGACAAGTACACGTTTAAGTTCGGCCAGGACCCGGTTGAGGCGAACGTGGTTGCGTCGGCGATCACTCACCACGTTGTGCCGATGCCTCCAGTGGTCCTCGGTCCAACCGACCAGTTCGCCCTGCACCTGTATGCGCCGTCGCAGTCCGCGGCCGGCGTCTACAAGGTCAGCATGGGATGGGTTGAGCGCTGAAATGCTCGATCAATTTGAGCTTCGGGGCACCATCCCCGATCAGCGCTCCGACCTGGTGCGTTTCGTCGGCGGCACGACCGCCGTCACCAAGGTCTTCGGCCCCGGCGTGGCTGTCACGTACGTCGGGACCGGCGACTACTTGCTGACGTGGGCGGAGAACCCGGGGGCCTTCCTCGGCGCCACCTACGGCCTTCAGGCGACGACCCACGCGGACATCAAGGGCCACACCGTCGTGGTCGGCGTCTTCAACACCACGGCGTTCACGCTGTCGGTGAAGTTCACGAACGCGTCCGAGGCGCTGCACGACCTGGCCGCTCTCGAGTGGATCACGCTCGACTGCCGCTTCTCGATCAGCGGCGTCATCCCGAGCTAGCTGAAACCCCTCGGCGCGCATCGCTTCCCCCGGGGCGGTGCGCGCCTCCTTTTTCGGAGGCCTATGCCCCGCAGGTTCGAGCTCGGCGCATTGCGTTTGATGTGCCAGCAGTGCGTCGACCGCGAGGGAGACGAGGCCATCTCGACCGTTGAGTGGAATCGGATGATTAGCACGGCGTGGGCTGACCTCTACTCGGTCGTCTCGTCGTCGGGTCTCCGGTACTTCGAGACCGCTTCGACCATCACGACCACGGGCGCGACGTCGTACATCGAGCCGTCCGACCACCTCTCGACCGTCGGCGTGGACTACGTAGATAGCGCCGGGCGGCGGCGTCCGCTGCGCGAGCTGATGGCGCAGGAGCGCGGCATGTCCGGGCTGACCGGCGACGCCATCGCGTGGAGCCTGGTCGATGACCGGCTCTACCTCTACCCGGTTCCGCCGGCTGGCCAGACGTACGAATGGCTGTACATCCAGCAGCCGATCCAGTTGACCGGCGAAGACGACGACTTTGTCGTGGACGTTGTCACACCCGACGGCGAGGCCTTCGTGATGTGGGGCGTCGCCGCGATGGCGCTGCACAAGGAGGGCTCGGAGACGCGCCCTGCCCGTGAGGAGCGCGAGGCCGCTCGACGCCGCGTGGAGGACTGGGCACTTCTGCGAAGCATCAACAGCCTGCGTCGCCCAGTCCACGAGGGCGAGAACCTGCCCGGCTGGGAAGCTGAGTACAGCCGCGGCGGAGGCTGGGATGGCTAGGCGGTTCATGGTGCCGGTAACGACCCGGCTCGCTGACACCGACGCCGAGCGCGTTCGGCGCAGCCATGCCGGTTGCATCCTTGAGCTTCAGTCCGTTCCGGTCGTGGGCGGGATGCTGCAGCGCAACGTCGTCTTGCCCGAGGGCGAGAACGTCGCCATCGCCCACGGCCTGGGACGTCCCGCAGCGGCGTGGACGTCGGCGCCACGCGGTAGCAGCTCGGGGGACCCGGGCCGCATCCGCGAGATTCGCGATCCGAGCTTCGACCCTGAGAAGTTCTGCGTGCTCAAGGCGAACGACTGGGGCGAGACCGTCACCGTGGACGTCTGGATCTTCTAGGTGGCCAACAACTACCACCCGGTGTTCCTGCCCTTCGTCGCCGGCCTCAACTCCGGCTCCGATGCGCGTGCGCTCGAGCCGCCCGAGCTGGCCATCTGCCGTGACGTCGAGTTCGAGAAGCCCGGTGGCATCCAGACCCGCAAGCCGTTCACCACGCTGAACGCCGACGCGTTCGCCGATGGGCGCCGCCTCGTGACCTATGGCGACGAGCTGCTCCTGTTCACAAAGGACCAGCTCCTAGCCTGGTCGGCCCGCGATTACGCCTTCATCGAAAAGGCAACCTACCTCGCCCCGCTCGTCACGGAGAAGGCCGTCTTCACGCGAACAAGCGACCAGTCGCAGTGTGAACGCGCCGAGCTGCTCGGAACGATCTGGTACGCGTGGGTTGATGCCGGAGCCGGCGCGGATGGTGTCTACGTCGCCGCGATCGACAAGGAGTCGAGTGCCGTCCTCCTTGCTCCGACGCTCATGGAGGCGTCCTCTAGCAAGCCGCACCTGGTCGCGCTGACCGACAAGATTCACCTCCTGTACCTCGTCGGGGCCTCGCTCAAGATCAAGGCGCTCGACCCGCTCGCGCCGTACCAGAGCGCCACCAACAGCGCGAGCACGCTGACGAGCAGCTGCAATGGCTTCTATGACGTCGTCGCCGACCCGACGGCGACCTATACCTACTCGGTCTCGGTTCGCGTCGGCGGAACCGCGTACGACATCAAGAAGGTAACCGAGGCCTTTGGCGGCACGTCCGCGGTCAAGGTGAGGACAAGCGACGGGCCTGTCGCGGTCGCGGTCGCTGCCAACGGCAACAACGTTCAGATCGTCCGCGCCAACGGAACCGACATCCTCGGCGACCTGCTCACCAGTTCGCTCGTTGACGTCTACACCGACCAGGCCGTCGGAACTGCAAGCAGCCCCGTCAATCAGATCGCGGCTGCATACCGCTCCACGCAGAACAGCGGCGTCTACCGGTGTTATGCGTTCTGGTCGGCGCAGGAGTCCGCTTCGACATTCAACTTTCTCTCCAAGAGCAACTGGGTTTCGACCGGCAACACGCTCGGTACTCAGGCAACGTTCATTCGTGGGTGCGGCGTCGCGTCCCGCGCGTTCGGCCGCGACGGCTCGGTGTTCGTGTGGCTGGCCTTCGGCAGCGAGTCCACCGCCGCCGGCATGGGAGAGCCCCTCGGCTTCCGCGCCCAGCTGCAGAACAGCTATTTCCTCTGCCGCGACGACGCATCACCGATCGCCAAGGCGACCATGGCGACGGCCGGAGGCTTCTCTGCCGCAACCGGCCACCTGCCGAGCGTCCAGGAGACCGACACCGAGACCTATTCGTGGTGCGGCGTATCGCGCCGGGTCATCGACCTTGGTGGCAATCACACGGGCTACAGCGCCCGCGCGCCCCGTGACATCTCGGTCCGCTTCGACGCCGACGAGGCCCGCCGCTGCGCCCTCCTCGGCAAGACCCTCTACGTCGCAGGCGGTCAGATCCTCCAGTACGACGGCGAGGGCATGACCGAGGTCGGCTTCCA